TATTTACGGTTACTGCCAATGTTACCCAAGCAATTGCGGCTTTCCAGCAAGTAGACGCCGAGTTGGGCGTCATGCAAGCCAAGGCGGAGCAGGCTGGCGGCAGCATTTCTTCTCTTGAGAAATCTTCATTAGTTGCTAAAGCGGCTTTGGTTGGCTTGGCAACTGCCGCAGTTGGCTTCGGTAAGTTCGCTATTGACTCAGCCACCCAAACCCAAACGGCTTTCGCTCGCCTTGACACCGCTCTTAAAAATGCTGGCGCTGGTGGCGCTGCTGCTAGTAAGCAAATGCAAGACCTTGCCGAAAATAGCACCAACTTAGGTTTTAAAGTTACTGATACTGCCAACGCTCTTGGCACTTTAGTTACCGCAACTCATAACACCCATGACGCGCAGCAACTTCTCAACCTTTCTATGAATGTGGCTCGCCAGCAGCATATTTCCCTTGCTGACGCAGCCACTCAGTTAGCAAGCGCTACGCAGGGCAGATTAGGCGCTGCTTTCCGTCAGGCAGGTATTGTTCTCGATACTACTTTGCCTAAGCAGCAAGCCATTAACAAAGCCTTTGACGAATTAGCACAAAAGACTTCTGGACAGAACGCTGCTTATCTCCAAACCTTTGCAGGTCAGATGTCGGTACTTGGGGCTAACGCCGAAAAGATGGCAGCAAAAGTTGGTGATGTTCTTATCCCCATTATTCAGGATGTTATCGGTTTCTTTAAGACTTTTGGTAATGAAATTCTTATAGTCGGCGGAACTATCTTGACCGCTATGGCTGCTTTTAAAGCGTATGAAATTGCCATGAACGCATTTAAGGCAGTTCAGATTATCTATATCGCCGTTACCTCTGGCATGGCTGCTGCTCAAACCGCTCTTACTTTTGCAACCGAAGGCGGAGAGGCTGCTACTAAATCTATGGCAGTAGCGCAGGCGGCTCTTAATGCTGTTATGAACGCTAACCCTGTCATGCTTATTGTGACGGGAATTGGATTACTTGCTGCTGCCTTTATCGTTGCGTGGAACCACTCAGAAGAATTCCGCAAGATTATGATAGATGTGGGCAAGGCTGGTATCGAAGCCGTTGGTTGGCTTATTGGAATCGTTGGCGATTTGGTCGTAGCGTGGATGAAGGTCGTTACGGGTCCAATGAAGTTAATGCTCGAAGGCTTGTCTCATCTGCCTGTCGTAGGCGGAGCGGCTAAGGCGGCTCTTAAAGATATTGGTTCGGCTACTAATGATGTCAGCAGTTTCTTTAATGGCGCCAAAAAAACAGTAGATAGTTATTCATCATCTCTTGACTCTCTCGCCAATAAGAAAATCACTATTCCAGGTTTAGGTGGAAGTGGCTCTGATAGTGGCACTCTTACTAACGATAGTGTCTATAACCTCGACAATTACTCGGGCGCTAATACTGGTGCCGCTAAGGCTGCTGCTGCCGCAACTAAGCGGGCTGACGCCATTAAGAAAGCCAACGACCAGATTATCTCTCTCCAAGACCAGATGAACAAAGACCTTGCCGACCGCCAGAGCCAGATGGAAACGGCTATGGCAGACAAGAATACGCGTGACCTTGACGCGCAAACTAAGTTCCAGCAATCTTCTGCCGACATCCAAGCCGCGTTTTTAGACGCCAAGCAAAAAGCGCAGGAAACTTACGACACCACCGTTGCCGACTTACAGAAGAAAGCAGCCGACCAAGCGCTTGCTTTAGAGCAGCAAGCAGCAGACAAGCGCAACCAGATTATCCAGCAATCTATTGGAGTGCTGACAACCGCATGGGCTAATGCCACCGCAACTGACGCAGGTAAGTTATTTGCTTCTGGCGACCAGACGGCTACTGGACTTCTTACAAGTCTCCAAAACCAATTAACTTCTATTAACAAGTTACAATCTGACGCAGGGGCGCTCGCGTCTGCTGGTTACTCTCAGGAATTTATTAAGAATGTCGTAGACCAAGGTCCGCAAATGGGCGATGCTATGTCGCAAGCAATCTTGGCAGCAACCCCAGATACTCAGAACCAGATTAAGCAACTTTATAGCCAAATCCAAAACACTTCTGCTACTGGTTTAGACGCACTTGCTCAGCAAATGAATGACGGCACCAACTTTGCTACTCAGCAAATGGCTGCGGCTTACGCCCAAGTTACCGTAGACTTAAATACTTCTCTTGCTGCCAATAACACCGCTTTATCTGACGGAATTGCTCAAGCCCAAGACGCTCTCAACAAAGCCATGACTGCCGCCCAAGACGCGCAAACTTTGGCTATGCAAAAGGCTCACCAAACTCTTACTGACGCGCTTAACTCATCCCAGCAGCAATACGACAAGCAAATCCAAAGCATCTCAGATAGCACTATGTCTAAGTTAGACGCTCTCCAGACCAAGATAGCAGCAACCGCACAGGCGATTACTACTCTCGGTGGCACTCCTGTCGTTGGTAGTTATACCCCTTACGCTGCCGACCAAGCAGCCTCGCTTAACTATGGACCTAGCACTTCTGTCACCATGCCAGCCCAGACCGCTAATGCCAATCCTTTGCTACCTAATAACGCACCAGCGGGTTCGGGAGCAACTACTAATGTAACTATCTATGGTTACAATCTCACAGACCCCGTAGCAACTGGTCACCAAGTTATGGCTCAAATTAGCAACGGCACAACTCAAGGTGTTAGCCCTGCTACCGCTATAGGCGTTGCCGCCAAACTAGCAGCGATGGGTATGTAATGGCTACCGTATCTTCACTCCAATACTATTCCTTCGCTTTTAACGGATTTATCTTTGGTGGTACTGGCTCGCCTTACCAAGTAACCAAAGTAGACGGCTTAGAAGCGTTGCCTAATATCCGTAACCAAGATGACTCACGCGGTTATGCCGATGGTATGTTTTCGGGTAACGATTTCCTCTCAGGTCGCACTATCACTATTTCAATTCTTACCTTGCCCGGCAACGGTAATACTGCTCATAAAAACTTCGACCTTCTCCAAGGTGCCTTATTGCCTCAGCGCTCAGGAACTACTCCGCTCCAATTCCAGCTTTCTGCTGCTGGCGGACTCCAGCGCGTTAATGGGCGTGTGCGTGGAAATATCACAACCGTAGACCCTGAATACACTTACGGCTACATTAAATCGGTTTACACATTTTTCTGCCCTGACCCTCGCTATTATGACGACACTCTCCAGTCGGCTACCCTCGCCGTTGGTAACCCTCTTGGTCGCCAATATAACCGTACTTACAACCTTTCTTATGGTGGTGGTTCTTCCACTCTTACGACAACCGTTACTAACGCAGGTTGGGCTACGACTTACCCCATCATTACTCTTAACGGACCCATCACCAACCCAACCCTTGGTAACTCAACGCAAAGTGCCTACATAACTATCTCTGGCACTTATGCCAATACCGATACCCTTATCATTGACCTTGACCAAAAACTTGTTACTCTTAACGGTAACCCCGCTCGTAACCTTATTAGTGGCGGTTCTAACTGGTTCTCTGCCCCTCCGGGTAATAACTCATTCTTCCTAGCGGGAACAGGTACACTTATCGGCACTACGGCGGCGACAATTACTTGGCGCAACGCGTATATCTAAGGAGATGAAATGGCTTTAAGAACCCCACCAAGCTGGCTCCAAAACGGTAGTCACCCCGCAGAAAATGACCGCCTTACCATGCAGTCAATTTGGAAAACTAGCGGAATCATAAACTCGACCGACTTAGCGGTTACCCAGAACTCTCCTGCTGGTATGTCCGTTCTCGTAGCCTCGGGTTGGGCGGCTATTCTCGGTACGACTCAATCTAATATGGGCGTATATATGGCGTATAACGACGCTACTACGACCCTAACGGTAAGTACCGCTAACCCTTCTAACCCTCGTATAGATATCGTCGTGGTAACCGTTAATGACGCTTACTACACAGGTTCACTTAATAACGTTGCTTTTCAAGTAATCGCAGGAACTCCCGCTTCCTCTCCCGTAGCTCCTTCGACCCCTGCTAACTCTATTCTCCTTGCGACTATTGCTGTTGGAGCTGCCGTAACTTCGATTACCAACTCAAATATCACCGACAATCGCGTCAAGACCACAACCAACATTAACCCCGCAGTTAATGCCCCTGTAACTGGATTACTAGAAACTGCTTATATCGCAGGTTCAGCTATTGCCAGCTCTCAGAATATAGATATCGTAACTTCGACTTCATGGTGGTTCACAACTGCTGCTACAGCTAACTTTGCTCTTAACTTCCGAGGTAATTCATCTACTACTCTTAACTCCATTCTTCTCACAGGGCAGACAGTTACCGTAGTAGTCGCCAATACCAACGGCTCAACTGCCTACTATCCAAATGCTTTTACTATTGACGGCTCATCAGTTAGCCCTAAGTGGCAAGGCGGAACGGCTCCTAGTACCGGAGACGCTTCGGCTATTGACGCCTATGTATTTACTATCCTAAAGACCGCTTCGGCTACTTATACCGTTCTTGCCTCAGCGACTAAATTCGCGTAAGGTCTAGCTTATGTCTCCGTTAATTACTACTAAAGCGAGCGCCTCGGCGCAGGGATATGGGTTATTTTCCGCTTCTGCCGTAGCAAGCAACTTTTATTCGATTGCCACAGTAACCCCTAGCGGAACTGGGTCATTTAGTTTTTCTTCTATCCCAAGCACTTGGACTCATTTGCAACTTCGTGTCATTAGTCGTGATACTCGTTCCGCAGCAACAAATGGTTATATATTTCAATTCAATGGTGATGGTTCTGCTAGTTATACTTATCATGATATTTATGGCAACGGATCATCAATCAGCGTTGACTATGGTGCCAATCAAACCTTTGGAAATGCTGGTTATAGCGTTTCCGCTAGTACATTTTCACAGGTTTTTGCTGTTGGGATTTATGATTTTGTTGATTACTCAAATACAAACAAATATAAAGTTTATAAACAATTAGGTGGATTTGATTTGAATGGTTCAGGAACATTAGTTTTTGGGTCGGTTTTATGGATGAATACAAACGCAATCAATCAAATTACTATTCTTCCCGGAGCTTCGGCAAATTTTGTTTCTGGAACTTCTTTCGCATTATATGGGGTGAAATAAATGACTGCTGGCGCAACTTATACTCCAATCCAATCCGTTACTCTCACAACGGCTGTTGCTACTGTAACTTTTGGTAGCGGTGGAACTTTGCCTCAAACTTATACTGATTTAGTTTTAGTTTGCAATCCTAAAGGTTCGGCTGGCGGGAACGGAATCATTTTCAATTTGAATGGAGATTTTGGTTCAAATTACTCGGATACAATTTTGAGAGCAGATGGTTCAACCGCTTCATCAGCGCGGCAATCAAACAATAGTTGTGGAAATATATCCAATCTTTCAGGATTGCCAACCGCAAGTTTTGGAACATACGAAACACATTTTATGAATTATTTCAATACTTCTACATTCAAAAATGTTTTTTCTCGCGGTAGTAACGCCGACAGTGGTGGCGGAGTTGATATTATTGGTAATTTATGGCGATCAACTTCAGCAATTACTTCAATTTTAGTTTCTACAACTGGTGGAAATTTTACAATTGGTTCTCAATTTACTCTTTACGGAATTGCGGCGGCATAACCATGACCTCATTACCCACTTATACTTTGATTCAATCGGCTACTTTGACCACTTCGGCCGCCACCATCACCTTAGGCAGCGGTGGAACTATTCCTCAGACCTATGCGGATTTGAAATTAGTTGCAAGCGTTAGAGAAACATCGGCGCAAATTGATCCAACCGCTTACATATCTTTCAACGGTTCTAGTACTAATTTTTCATATAAATGGTTATATGGTGCTGGAAGTGGTGGATATGGTTCCGCTGGTGGTTCATCAAATCAACTTTGGGATGACAATGGTTCAAGCGCTACTTCAAACACTTTTGGTTTTGCTGTTTTTTATATTCCGAATTATACAAATTCAAATTATAAAAGTTTTTCTTTTGAAACAATTCAAGAAAATAATGGTAATTATGGTTCACAAATTCTTGGGGCTGGATTATGGAGTACCAGCAGCGCAATAACTTCAATTACTCTAAGTCCAGCATCCGGAAATTTTGTAACATATTCCAATTTTTATCTGTACGGTATCAAGAATTCCTAACCTATCAAGGGAGCAATCATGACAACTGACACACCTATGGCCGTTGAGGTCAACTGCGAGACTGGCGAAGTTACCAGCCGCCCGCTGACCGCCGAAGAAATCGCCGAGCGCGAAGCCGCCGCCGCACAATATGAGGCGAACGCTAAGGCTAAGGCTGACGCTGACGCGGCTATTGCTAAAGCTAAGGCTTCGGCTCAGGCTAAGCTAACGGCTCTCGGTCTAACGGCTGATGAGGTCGCTGCTCTAGTAGGATAAAGGTATGGCTACTTCCTACCGTTATCTTTTTGCTGACTTAGCAACTAACGCGATTCTTGCTGAACTGCCGCTTACTGGTGTTAATTTCACGCAGCAGTTAAATACGGCTGGAACTTTTACGGGTCAGCTTTTACTTTCTGGAGTTAATGCCGCGAGCCTTAATGTCCTTAATGCAACCCTGCCGAATAAATGCGTTATCTATGTAGACAGAAACGGGCAACTTATTTGGGGCGGGGTTATCAGTTCCCGTGAATACAATTCTCAAAGTCAGCTACTTAAACTAACTGCCCGTGAGTTTCTTTCGTATTTTGAAAGCCGCATTATTTCTCAAACTGTCTCTTTTACTGCCGTAGACCAACTCCAAATTGCTCAGCAACTTATTAGCAACGCGATGGGCGTACCGTATGGAAATATCGGATTGCTCTATAACCAAGACGCAGGTTCTACTAACGTTTCTGGTGTAACGGTTACGCGCACTTACTATAACTATGAAATGAAAACTGTCCTTTCTGCTATCCAAGATTTAGCTAAGCAAACACAAGGATTTGATTTTGAGATTTCTGTCTACTATGACGGTTCGGGTACTCCTGCTCGTTCTTTCAACACTTATTTCCCAAAGTCAGGAGATACCTACTCCAGCACTTCCACGACCGTTCCAGTTTTCGAACTAGGCGGCAACATATCTGTCTACGATTATGCTGAAGATGGGTCTAAGACGGCAAACACCATTTACGCGACAGGAGCAGGTTCTAACGAAAGTGAACTTATTGCTACGGCAACGGATAGCACCAAATTTGCTGCTGGTTGGGCGTTACTAGAAACTACTACTAGCTACTCAGATGTCACCGACACCACACTTCTTTCTGGATTGGCGACAAGTCAAGTAAATGCCGTTTCTTACCCGCCGATTACTCTTAAAATTTCTGCTCCGCCATATCTTGACCCCGTATTTGGAAGTTATGAACTAGCAGATGAGGCGCGGATTCGTATTCAAGACCCGTTTTTTCCTAACGGGTATGACGCAATTTTTCGTATTATTGGTCTAACGGTTACGCCCGGCGAGAATGGACCCGAGCAAATCACTCTCACCCTAACGACAGGAACTTACTGATGGGATACTTAAACTTAGCCCCCGACCTTAAAGTTGTTTTTGACGATATAAAGTTGCGCCTTCGCAAGTTAGAAAATTCGCATCGCTTTACTGCTCCTGTCGTTGCCACCGACCCTGCTCATCCTCGCAAAGGTGACATCTGGATTAACTCCACGAGCAATACTGCTAAGATAGTTGACGCAAATGGAACTGTCCGCACCATAACTTGGGTCTAACCCAATATAACCCGAAAGGGCGCAACTATGTTATTTTGGAACAACGCCTCAACTATCAGTAACGGTATTTGGGCGGCTTTAGAAAGTGTAGTAATAATCGGCGCACCTTTCTTTTACATTAACCGAATGTTCCGCAAAATGGATAAGCGGTTGGACAAAATTGAATACCAGTTATACGAAAACGGTGGCGGGTCAATGAAAGACCAACTAAACCGTCAAGACGCGGCTTTGCACGAACTCCAAGTAAACCAAGCGATTATCAAAACTAAACTCGATATCTAATGGACGCGCATGACCAAGCCATCACGAACTCCTATGTCGTCCACTATCCGCCGCATGAGCCGCGTGAGAGCGACCCGAACTACAAAGATTTCAACGCCTTCCGTAACAGAACCAAAAACACCGCACGGTGCGCTATTGGCGCTCATCGCAATGATGAATCGGAATGTGGCGGAGGACTAGAACTCCACCACGCTCATATCGAATTTTCGCTCCAGAACGGAGTAGACTTAAAGTGGCTGGAAGTGGATTATCCTGGAGTCTCTGACCCTAACGAAGTCGGCGCTTGGGTAGAATCAGCAGCGAATCTCATGTGGTTATGCGAAAAGCACCATAGGGGAGTCGGTGGTATCCACCACGCTTCTGCCTCTGACTATGAGGCGGAAAAGTATGTTCGTTCCCTTATTGGAAAGAAGGATAAAGATGGCACTAAAGATTAAGATTTCGGCAACCCAGAAGGCGCTTATTGAGCATTACGGCTACGGCATTATCGCTGCTGGATACGCAACCTACCAACTCAACCACCGCAATATTAAAGAAATCGTTGTCGGCGGTCTTGTCGGTGGCTTGCTCGTACCTATCTTGGCAAAGGTCAATCCCAAGTCACTTATTAACCAAATTTCATCCGTCACGGGCGCTCCTACCACTTTGGTAGCACCAGCCGTAGACGCTGCTTTGGCTGAAGCACAGAAGGTCGCTAAGGCAGACACACCTAAGTAATTTCGCTGCCGAAAACCCCTACCCTGCCGCAACTCAGGTCGTAGGGGTTTTCTATATAGATTGGGGCAAGAATGGCAACCGCGTTAGATATCGTTACTACTGCACAAAAACAGACAGGTTTTTACGGTGGTGCTACTGACGCGAATCCTTACGGGGATTGGTACGGGATTTCTAATGAGCCTTGGTGCGCCATGTTCGTCTCTTGGGTATTTGCCCAGAATAATCTTTCCAATTTAGTCGCCGCTCAGACGCCTAAAGGGTTTTCCTATTGCCCTGCTGGTTTGACTTGGTTCCAGCAGAAAGGGCAAGTCGTTCCTAAGTATTCGGGACAAGCGGGAGATTTAGTTTTCTTTTCGTGGGCAGGTAATGGACAGGCTGACCATGTAGGTATTGTCGTTGCTGCTAGCCGTGATGGTATTACTACGATAGAAGGCAATACGGGTCCTGAGCACATGACGGACGTTAGCCAGTATGACGGGCATGGTGTCTATATGCGTCATAGGGCATATCTTTATGTCTTAGCCATAGTCAGACCTAACTATGAAACGGTAGTTAAGCCAGCGCAATCCTTGGGAACCAATAAGTTAGTGGCGGGTGGAGTCGCGGGTGCGACTGCCCTTGGGGCAGGCGGGGTTGCGGCTACTCATCAGACAACCCCCACGACAACTAAAGTAACTACAACTTTTAGTGCTCCCGCGTGGAAGGCTAGTGATTTCGTGCCTAAGGCGAAAAGTGCCTCGACCCTTGCCGTAGAGAAGGCTCTTTTTAAGGCTGGATTGCTCCCTGCGGTCGCCGAAAATAGTGCTTGGACAACGGGTGACCAAAGCGCCTTAAAAGCCTTCCAGAAGGCTCACAACCTCGTCCAAGGGGCTATGAACCAGACAACCTATAATTTACTTATGAAAGAACTGCCATGATTCGTTTCCATGTAACCGACCCTAAGGCGCTGACGCTTGCCGCTGGTACTGCCATGACCACATGGGGCGCTACGGGATTTTCTACTGATATTAAAAAAGTGCTTATGTATGTCCTGCCAAGTTTTATCGGCGGGGGTTGCGTTCCCCATAACCCAACCAGCCGCCCAGATGTCCAGCCCGAGTCGCATATCGTGACTCCGTATGTCAATAATCAGGTGGTTTCTTAACTTCCATCTTTAAGTCTTTACTGCTACATTTCTTTTATGGCTTTATCAGACGCAATTCAGGCTCATGTAAAAAAAGAAAGCAATCTTTGCGCGGTTGGTTTGCTTATTGAGAAACTATCCGAAGGGGATAAAAAAACCCTACTAGACGCCATCGCAAGCGGTGTCTCTACTCACGCTCTTGTTTTGGCACTTCGCCAAGAAGGTTACCGAACCAGCGATAATAATTTCAATACTCATAGGCAGGGGAATTGCAAATGTCCGACCAAGTAAAAAAGATTTTGGAAAACCGTCAAGAAGAATACGGCGACCCGCTTCCTAATTTTCGCATGATTGGTCGTATCTGGGGCGCAATGCTTAATCTCACCCATGACATTCCTGCTTACCAAGTTGCGTTAATGATGGACGCATTTAAGTCGGTGCGGTGTATTGCCAACCCTGACCATCTAGATTCATGGAACGATAAATTGGGTTACACAACCCACGCTCTCGACATGGTGAAGTTCCGTAATGACTCTTGATAAACGCTTAAGCGAGTTGCCACCAGAAATCGAATCACAAGATGTCACAGAATTGCGGAGAGCGCTTGTTCGCACTCAAAAGCAATTACTGGAAGCCAAGCAACGCACTAACGAATTAGTTGAGGCAACTATCCAAGCAGCGCGTGACGCTACTTTGGCTCTTGGTGCTATTCCCGCTATTACTCCACCAAAGGTAGATACGCGCAAAAAAGCGGCAGAGGTGGCTCTTTGGCACATGACCGACTGGCAAGGGTCAAAGATGACTTCTTCTTATAACTCGGAAGTCATGCGGAAACGCGTTTTTGGTTTCGTGGATAAAGCAGAAAAGATTACTGACATCCAACGCACTCACCATCCCGTCAAAGATGTGGTCATTCTTTTTGGTGGCGATATGGTGGAAGGTCTTTTTAACTATCCCGCTCAACTTCACGAAGTAGA